TCTTTAAGACGAAGGAAAGCTTTGCCCGAAGAGATTAAACTTTTTCAAGCAGAGTATCGACACGATAACAAAGATAAGATTAACTTGTCTTGTAAAGAGTGGAGAAAACGAAATCCCGTGAAGGTAAAGTTTTACTCCGGGAACGCGAGAGCAAGAAAACGTAACGCAACCCCTAGTTGGCTAAGTGCAATACATAAACAACAAATTGAAGGTTTTTATTGGTTAGCTAAAGACTTAAGATCAGTCACCGGGGATAACTATCACGTAGACCACATCGTACCACTAAAAGGTAAAAATGTTTGTGGACTTCATGTACCTTGGAACCTGCAAGTGTTGCCCGCAGACATAAACCTAAGGAAGAATAGATATGGCTGGGACTAAAAAACTAACTGAGTTACAAGAGCGATTTCTTGATGTTCTCTTTGAGGATGCCAAGGGTGATGCTGCTGTTGCTAAAAATCTGGCGGGGTATAGCCCTAACGTTGCAACCTCTCAAGTAGTTAATGCCTTGCAAGAAGAGATTGAAGAGCTTACTCGGAAGTTTCTTCTTCGATCTGCTACCAAAGCTGCTTACTCTATGTCTGAGGTGATGACCAAACCAACTGACTTTGGTAACAAAGAAAAGATGGCTGCGGCTAAGGATATCCTTGATCGTAGTGGTTTTGGTAAAACGGAAAAGGTGGAAATCAAGAACGAGTCTCCACTGTTCATTCTTCCAGCGAAGCGTGATGAGTAGAATTGCAATCGAAGGTAATATCTTTCCACCAAAAGATAAAGAGTCTGGTGCTTGGAAGCCAATTCCTCGTCTAGGCTCTGTTATACCATTTGGGTATGAGCTTGATCCTGAAGACCGTAAGATGCTCCTGCCAATACCTTTTGAGCTAGAGCTTCTGGAACAAGCCAAGAAACACCTTAAAAAATATAGCTCTCGCTCTGTAGCAGCGTGGCTTTCAGAGAACAGTGGTCGTTCTATTACCCACACTGGGCTATTGCAAAGAGTAAAAGTTGAACGAAAACGTAAAAGACAAACCGTCTCCTACGCGACTCTCGCCAAAAGGTATGAGGCGCTCGTCCGCAAAGCAGAAGAACTTAAAAATAATCGACTCGGTGCCAGCGCAACCGAAGCCAGCGGCGACTGATTTTGAGAAGTTTGAACGTGAATTTATCTTCAAACCTAACCCCGGACCTCAAGAAGACTTTCTCTCAGCTAGCGAGCAAGAGGTTCTCTACGGTGGGGCTGGCGGTGGTGGTAAGTCTTTTGCCATGGTTGCGGACCCCGTTAGATATTTCGACAATCCCAACTTTAGAGGGCTACTTGTCCGAAGAACTAATGACGAACTACGAGAACTCATATCTACCTCTAAGCGTCTATATCCCGCTCTAAACAAAGATAACAGGTGGGACGTCAGGGACAAGACTTGGGTCTTTCCTAGTGGCGCTACCCTCTGGATGAGTTACCTTGAATCTGATGATGACGTCATGAGGTATCAAGGACAGGCTTTTAGTTGGATTGGGTTTGACGAACTTACGCAATGGCCAAGCCCCTACGCTTGGGACTATATGCGTTCCCGTCTGCGTACTACTTCTGGCTCAGGCCTGAAGCTTTATCAACGTGCGTGTGTGGATGTAGGTGACGTGCTGACTGAGGGGGGTTGGAAACCCATTCAGGAGGTTGTAGTGGGGGAAAGTGTGTATTCACTTACTTCCACCGGAGAGCTTATACTTAAAAAGGTTACAGGCACACACGTTTTTGATGTGAAAGAGAAACTAGTTAGGGTCCATAAAAAGAATCTCTACATGTCTATGACTCCAGACCACCGAGTTTTGTACCAAAAACAGTGTAGCGACAAATTTGAGTTGATCCGTTTCAACGAGCATACTAGCGCATCCATCAATGTTGCTAGGACCTCTATTTCCTATAGGGGTACTGGTTATAAATCCCCAATAGCTAGTTTTTCAGATTTGGAATACGCGGAATTTTTGGGTCTTTACATAGCAGAGGGTTGCACCCCAAGGGTACGTAAACATTCCTATAAAGTACTAATCACTCAGAATAAAAAAGAAAACCATGAGTGGGTTTGGGAAGTTATGAAAGCTTCGGGTCTTAATGTTTGTTATTGTAAAAACGGGGACTTTCAAATTACTAACAAAAACTTGTACTTACACCTTGCACCACTTGGGAAAGCTCATGAAAAACACTTTCCTAGGGAATTCCTTCAAAATGCAAGTTATGAGCAGCTTGAGGTTGCGTTTCTAGCATATGCTCGTGGGGATGGTAACTGGCAATCCCCCACTAGCTGTCAAGCTGTTACTTGCTCAAGACAACTTGCTAGCGACCTTCAAGAAATTGGGGTTAAGCTTGGTTATAAGGTACAAGTTAATCACACTGTATCTAGTAACCCTAACCACAATGATAGGTTTACCATTTACCTTACAAAAAACACACCTGTAACAAAAGTAGATAAAAACCCACTTGACCGTAACGATGTTGTGTATGAAGACTACGAGGGTAAGGTCTATTGTCTATCTGTTGAAGACACAGAAAACTTTGTACTAAGACAACAAGATGTTGTGTGGATTTCTGGAAATACCACTAACCCCGGTGGTCCCGGCCATGCTTGGGTTAAAAAGATGTTCGTTGATGCTGCCCCAGCGAATACGCCTTATTGGGCTACCAACATTGAGACAGGGGAAGTCCTTCAGTGGCCTAAAGGTCACTCTAAAGAGGGTCAACCCCTGTTTAAACGTAGGTTCATTCCTGCTACCCTCTTCGATAACCCCTATCTGGCAGAGGATGGTAATTACGAAGCTAACCTTCTCTCGCTCCCAGAACAACAGCGTAAGCAACTACTCTATGGTGATTGGGACGTAAACGAAGGCGCAGCCTTCACAGAATTTAACAGAGCTATTCATGTCATTGAGCCGTTTGATATCCCCAATTCTTGGACGAAGTTTCGCGCTGCGGACTATGGCTATGGTTCTCATTCTGGCGTTCTATGGTTCGCGGTTGAACCGAAAACAGAGCAACTAATCGTCTACCGTGAGTTGTTCACCTCTAAAGTAACTGCCTATGATCTGGCAGGAATGATCTTGGAAGAAGAGTACGGGGAACGTATCAACTACGGTGTTCTGGATAGCTCTCTTTGGCACAATCGTGGTGATCGTGGTCCTTCCCTTGCGGAACAGATGATTTCTCGTGGTTGTCGGTGGCGTCCAGCGGATCGCTCTAAAGGTTCTAGGGTTGCTGGTAAGAACCAGATTCACCGTCGCTTGCAGATTGATGAATTTACTGGCGAACCGAAGCTGGTCATCTTCAACACTTGCAAAAACCTTATCTCCCAGTTGCCTAATCTTCCTCTAGATAAAAACAATCCAGAAGATGTGGATACCAACTCGGAAGATCACCTGTATGACGCGCTCCGCTATGGGGTTATGTCTCGTCCTCGTAGTAATCTCTTTGACTACGATCCTAACCAAAGTCGGGGTTACCGTCCCGTCGATCCAATTTTTGGGGTATAACCTGTGGAAGTAAATGATCGCTTGATAATGGATGACAATACCATTGTCGGTATTGAAGACAAGAAGAAGGGCGACTTCACTGACCCCAAAGTCGGTTCTATTTGGCGTTTTGTTGAGCAAAAGTACCGTGAAGCTGAAGATGCTCGTTACTCGGAAGAACAGCGTTGGCTAAAAGCTCAGCGTAATTATCGTGGTATGTATGACCCGGATATGGCCTTCACTGATACCGAGAAGTCCCGTGTCTTTATTAAAGTGACTAAGACCAAGGTACAAGCTGCCTATGGTCAAATCTGCGAAGTACTTTTTGGCAATAACAACTTCCCCATAACTATCAACCCTACCACCCTCCCTGAGGGTGTAGCGGAAGAAGTGTACTTCGACACTCAGGCTGGTGCTGCCAGTGCTTCTGCTATGGCTGCGGGTGCCCCTAAGCAGATTGGTGCTGGTTCACTGCCTGAGTTACTTCCCGGTGAGACTATGCCCGACCTGATGCGTCGTGTAGGCTCCATGAGCAAGGAGCTTGAGCCTGTTGCCGATAAGCTTAAAGAAGGATCAGGTAAAGGTCCTACTGACGTCTCGTTCTTCCCTGCCCAAGTTGCAGCCAAGAAGATGGAGAAGAAGATTCATGACCAGTTGGAAGAGTCTAACGCCAAGGTCTATCTCCGCTCCACCGCCTTTGAATGCTCGCTATTCGGCACTGGCATTATGAAGGGTCCGTTTGCGGACAACAAAGAATATGCCAACTGGGACGATCAAGGCGACTACAAACCTACATTCAAACTGATCCCTAATATCTCGGCTGTATCTCTTTGGAATTTCTATCCTGACCCTGATGCCCTCACAATCCCTGAGTGCGAATACACAATTGAGCGCCATAAACTCTCTCGTTCGCAACTTCGTGCGCTGAAGAAGCGTCCGTTCTTCCGTCCTGAAGCCATTAATGCTGCTATTGTTGGTGGTGAAAACTACATCAAAAAGTGGTGGGAACAGGCTATGGAAGAGAGCCAAGTTAACGATCATAGTGAACGTTATGAGGTTCTTGAGTTCTGGGGTTATCTGGATACCGACAAGGTTGCAGACTTCGGAGTTAAAATTCCTGCTGAGTTTGATGACGCAGAGCAAGTCTCTGTGAACGTGTGGGTTTGCAACAGCGAAGTCCTTCGTCTGGTTATCAACCCCTACAAACCTTCTTACATTCCTTACTACGCTGTCCCTTACGAGGTCAATCCCTACAGCTTCTGGGGTATTGGTGTGGCAGACAACATGGATGATACGCAAACCCTGATGAATGGTTTTATGCGTATGGCTATTGACAACGCTGCTCTTTCTGGCAACCTTCTGATTGAAATTGACGAAGATGCTTTGGTTCCGGGACAAGACCTGTCCATCTATCCGGGAAAAGTCTTCCGCAGGGCGCAAGGTGCTCCCGGTCAGGCTATTTTTGGCACAGAGTTTCCAAATGTCTCTAACCAGAATATGCAGATGTTCGATAAAGCTAGGCAACTAGCTGACGAGTCTACAGGGTTCCCCTCGTTCGCACACGGACAAACAGGGGTAACTGGGGTTGGTCGTACTGCCTCGGGCATTTCAATGCTCATGTCGGCAGCTAACGGGGCCATCAGAACGGTCATCAAGAATTTTGACGACTACCTGCTTGCGCCTATCGGAAAGGCCCTCTTCCAGTTCAACATGCAGTTTGACTATGACCCAGAAATCAAGGGTGACCTTGAGGTCAAGGCTGGTGCCACTGAGTCACTGATGGCTAATGAGGTTCGTAGCCAACGTCTGATGCAGTTCTTGTCTGTTGTTCAAAACCCTGTTCTGGCTCCGTTTGCCAAAATGGATTATATCATCCGTGAGATTGCCAAGTCGATGGAACTTGACCCCGATAAGGTAGCTAACTCTATGGGTGCCGCAGCCATCCAAGCTGAAATTCTGAAACAGATGCAAGCTCAACTTCCTCCACCCCCAGAAGGAACACCTCCTACAGCTTCAGGAGCGGCTCCGGGAGGCATTGACCCCACAGGCGCAGGGGGTGGTACCATCGGTACTGGACAGGCCCCTACACCGGGTACTCCGGGCTTCTCAGCTAACACAGGTGAGGGACAGGTCTAATGTCCATTAAACAGATCGTGAATAACCACGACTTGTGGCAAGCTCTCTTGAAAGAGTTTGATGACTTGCTGGAAATGGAACGCAATTCACTGGAACGTGCAGTTGACCTAAATAAAATGTACCAACATCAAGGGGCAATCAGCATCCTTCGTCGTCTAAAAAACTTGAGAGAGAACGTTAATGGCCGCAAATAACATGAACCTTGCTGGGGTACAGAAGTCTCCTGCTGAAATGCGCTCTTTTGCTGAAGGTGGAGAAGTCGATCCGGTAAGCGGTAATGAAGTTCCTCCGGGGGCTATGCCTGAAGAAGTGCGTGATGATGTAGATGCCAAGCTCTCTGGCGGGGAGTATGTGGTCCCTGCTGACGTTCTTCGATTTTACGGAGTTAAATTCTTTGAGGGTCTTCGTGAGAAAGCCAAGATGAAGTTAGCTGAAATGGATGCTGGTGGCCGTATTGGTGGGGATACCGAGGAAGAAGATGATGATGAATTGCCTTTCAGCGACGAAGAGCTTATGGCTATTGACGAGGAAGAGACTCCTGAAATGGCTGAGGGTGGAATGGTTCCCGGAACTGATCCTAACTCGCTTCCGCAGTCTGCTCTCACTGGCCAAGGAATGGAAACCAAAACCTACGTTAACGCCGCAGGTGCCTCTATGTCCATTCTGTTTATGAATGGCAAACCTCTTACTCCAATTCCTCCCGGCTATTCCCCTAAACAGGAAGCTCAGGCCCCTCAAGCTACAGGTGAGAAAGTAACTTCCCCAACTGTTGCTAAAGGTAGTGCTGAACAGGACAAAGCTGAGAACGAAACCAAAGAAACTCTTGGTTGGGCGCAGGGTAAGAACTGGAAAGATATGAGTCCAGAGGAGGCGACACAACTTGCTAAAGATCGTATTGGTTCTACTTCCGGTGTTGGGGCTACTGCTGCTTCTGGACTACTGGGTATGGTTGCTGGCCCATTGGCTGGCGGCGCTCTTAACGCCGCTACTAAGCTAAGTGGTTACTCGGACGCTAACGCAGTAGAAAAGGTTCTCCGTGCTTCTGGCAACGAACTAGCTGCTAATGCTGTTGAAGCTATGGTGGACGAGAATATTTCCAAAGCTGGTTTTGGTATTAAGAATCTTGAGCCAATGATTGCTACTGGGAAAATGAAAGCGGAAAACATTCTTGGTCAGTTGAAAAACCCAATGGTTTCTAAGTCAACCCCTGATGCTCCTACGTCTTTCTCCCCTAAAGCCACTCCTACTGCCTCTACAGCTAAGTCTGGTGGTGGCACTCGGGTCAGCACTAAGGATACCCCTACAGCTACAGCTAATAAAGCTGCTGCTTCTAAGACTGCGCAAAAGGGTGCACCTTCTCGTGCATCTTCTGCGAAAGCTCCACAGAGCAAACAAGTCGAACACAATCAGAAGACCAAACAGGGGTTTGAAGATGGTGGACTGGTAGTAAAACGTAAAAAATCTTGACTCAATACTCAACTTAAAGTATTATAATAATAAGGCTACTCAGCAATAGCTGACCCCATAAAAGGAACTTAAATGGCTAGTCGTAATAGTGAGCGCTTGAAGCGTGATGAAGAAGAACTTGAACTGATGCTTAAGCAACATCAACCGGAAGATGAAAACCCTGAGGGTGATCCAGAAACTCTAAAGGTTGATGACGAAAAACTCTCGAAAGAAGAAGAGTCCTACAAGAAGCGTTATGGTGACCTTCGTCGTCACATGCAAAAGAAAGAAGAAGAGTGGGAAGCTCGTATTAAAGAGCTTGAGGGTAAAGGTAAATCAACTGTTGCTCCCCCCAAATCTGACGAAGACCTTGAGCAATGGATTGAGGCTAACCCTGATGTAGCTGGAATTGTTGCCCTGCTTGCTAAGCGTCAAGCTGAAGAGCTTATGGGTGATACCAAGACTGAGGTTGAAGAACTTAGCAAGCTTCGTCGTGAAACTACTAAAGAGCGTAAAGAGCAGGAGATTGTTAAATCTCATCCTGACTTCCTTAAGCTCCGTGAAGCTGATGACTTCCATGATTGGGTTGAAGAGCAACCTAAGTGGATTCAGGATTCGGTATACGATGAGGACGCTGAGCCTAAAGCTATTATTCGTGCTCTTGATCTATATAAAATGGATCGCAAGCTTACTAAAGCGGATAAGAAAAAAGAAGATCGTGACGCTGTTGCCCTAATTAAGACCCCACGTAAAGCTGCGGTTGATGAAGATGGCGATGGTGAAACCTTCAGCGAAAGCCAAGTAGATAAGATGAGTATGAAAGAGTACGCAGAGAAGCAAGACGCTATTGCCAATGCTATGCGTACTGGGAAATTCATCTATGACAAGTCTGGTGGTGCTCGTTAAGAAATAGTGTTGACAATAGAGATAAACACTATATAACTACTAATATCATTAAGGCCCCACTTTTTGCTTTGGCACCCTTTGGTTACCCTTATGATATTGTTGCGCGGTGGAGCAGTTGGTAGCTCGTCTGGTTCATACCCAGAAGGTCGAGGGTTCGAGTCCCTCCTTCGCAACCACATAGGTGTCAGGGTGGTCCCTGCTTTAGTCTCCAAAACTAAAAGAGAGAGTTCGATTCCCTCCTCCTGTGCCACTGCTGTCTAGCTTTCTAGGCGAAAGCGTCCGGCTGTTAACCGGAATTAAGCTAGGTTCGAATCCTAGGACAGCAGCCATCTGAGTGTAGCGCAGTCTGGTAGCGTGCCTCCCTTGGAAGGAGGAAGTCGTTGGTTCGAATCCAACCCCTCAGACCAGTTTACCCATCTGTAGCTCAACGGAAGAGCATGACGCTACGAACGTCAGTGTTAGGGGTTCGAGTCCTCTCAGGTGGTCCATTTGCCGTTATAGCTCAGTTGGAAGAGCGCCTGCCTTGTAAGCAGGATGCCGAGTGTTCGAATCATTCTAGCGGCACCATAAGCTAACAGAAAATAAAAGACTTACCTGAGAAGTACAGGCCCGTCCCGGACGCAACCCTCGAAACGCCTCAGCCTCTTTTGATTATGTTTTAGCTTCCTAAAAACAAGCCAAACAATATTTAAGGAGAAATCTCATGGCTTTTCAAGCGGCTCCCGGTTGGGGCAACCTTCCTAATGGAAACTTTTCGCCGGTAATCTACTCCAAGAAAGTCCAACTTGCTTTCCGCAAATCGACTGTGACTGGTGACATTACCAACTCCGACTACTTCGGTGAAATCTCTAATTTTGGCGATACTGTCAAAATTATGAAAGAGCCGGAAATCTCGGTCTTCCCGTATGCCCGTGGTACGCAGATCACTGCGCAAGACCTCGTGGATGAAGACTTCTCGCTGGTTATCGACAAATCGAATGCGTTTGCGTTCAAGGTTGATGATATTGAAGAGAAGCACTCGCACATCAACTTCCTTGACCTTGCTACAAACCGTGCGGCTTATCGCCTTGCTGACCAGTACGACCAAGAAGTTCTGGGCTACATGTCGGGCTATGCGCAATCGACTCTGCACGAAGTTGCGGACGGTGTGAACACTACGACTAACGGTACGGTTGCTGTTACAGGCGCTGGCACTGACGAACTACTCTCGGCAATGAAACTGTCGCGTCCTTCGTTCGGTAACATCACTTCGGCTGGTTCGGCTGGTGACTCGATTCCTGTCGCCCCTCGTCTGCCGGGTGCTACTGCGCTTCCGACGACTTACGTTTCGCCTGTCATGCTGATCAACCGTATGGGTCGTCTGCTTGACCAACAGAACGTGGACAAGGGTGGCCGTTGGGTTGTCATTGATCCGATCATGATGGAAATCCTGTCGGACGAAGACTCGCGCTTCATGAACGCTGACTGGGGTGACTCGGGTGGCCTTCGGAACGGTCTGGTTCTGAAAAACTGGAACGGCTTCCGTGTGTATGTTTCGAACAACCTGCCTAAGGTTGGTACGGGTCCGGGTACCGCTGGTACTTCGGCTCAGTCCACCAACTACGGTGTGATTGTTGCGGGTCATGACTCGGCTGTCGCCACGGCGGAGCAGATCAACAAGACCGAGACTATGCGTGATACGCAATCGTTTGCTGATATCGTGCGCGGTATGCACCTCTATGGCCGGAAGATTCTCCGTCCTGAGTCGCTGACTGTTGCTCGCTGGAACGCGGCGTAATCTTAGAAAGGATAAGATAAAATGGCTACTGTTGATCTTACCCCTCGCGCCCGTGGAGCCTACTCGCACGGTAATCGGGGTGTCTACTACGTCCAGAACACGATTGACTTCGCTGTTGCTGCGACTGCTAAAGGCTCGGCTCTTGCCGCTGCTGATGTGCTTGAGGCTCTCGACGTTCCTGCGGGTACGATGATCCTTAATGCTGGCATCCAAGTGATGACGGTTTCGACTGGCGAAAGTGCAGACGTGACCCTTGATCTTGGTGTGACTGGTGTGGAAGTTGACAACTTTGTTGATGGCTTCGATCTGGATGCTGCTGCTGCTCTTGCCTACGCGCAGAACGCTGCTGCTTTCCAGCCACTGGTCCTTGGTTCGGCTGACACGATTGACGTTCTGATCGCAACTGCTACGACTGCCCCTACGGGTGGCAAGATTCGTGTGTGGGCTGCGCTGATGAACGTTGCGGACACTGGCGACAAGTTCGGTGGTTCGACTGATCGTAACACACTCGGCTAATGCTAATGGGGGGTTGAGGAAACTTGACCCCCTAACTCTCACCTTTGGGTAGATAACAAATATGTCTAGCTTTTCGGACTACCTTGAAAACAAAGTCCTTGACCACGTTTTCCGCAATACGGCGCTTACCAGCCCGACAGACGTTTTCCTTGCTCTTTACACGGTAGCTCCTACGGATGCTGGTGGTGGTACTGAGGTGTCTGGTGCTGGATATGCTCGTCAAGATATTACGTTTGGTGCTGCGTCTAGTGGCGCTATCTCTAACTCTGCCCCTGTGGCCTTTACAGCTTCGGGTGGGAACTACGGTACGGTAGTTGCTGCGGGCATCTTTGATGCTTCGACTTCGGGCAACCTGCTTGCGTGGGATACAATCTCGTCTTCGACAATCAATGATACCGATACGCTCCAATTCCCTACAGGTAACATTACTCTTACTCTGAGCTAATTATGGCAGATAGCCCCCCAATTCTAGGGCTTCTCAGAGAACAAACCTTTGATGGTGTATCAACCTCTTCCTTCGTATTGGAGGGGGAGGTTTTTCTTCTTGGAGAGGCTACTAATACCTCGGCCCCAATTCTGGGGCTTCTTGAGGATTCAACCTACCTGTCCGAGAGTTTAAGCACTCTGGCAGTTACTGGGTTGGAGTTTGAAAACCCACTCATCTTTACTGCTGAATCTACCTTCACCGCTGTTGGTGGTAAGGTCCTTACTCGCGCCTTTGAAGCAACCTCTGCTTCAGTCTTTGATTTTGCCACTGGCAATAATACTAAGAACAAAACCTTTGAAGCTAACTCAGTAAGCACTCTTAGTGTTACAGAGGTTCGGTTTGGTGTCGTATCTGTTGATATGGCTCCATACTCCGAGAGTAATCTGATTCTTACCCCACTCTATGAGCTTAATCGTGACATTGATTGGGTAGTTGTTTCTGGGGTCACTATCAATGGTATGAAGTCTGCCACTACTCCGGTCACTTTCTCTGCCTCTGCTGAAAGCAACGTCATTACTAACCGTCGAGTATTTAGTGTATCTAATGGTGGACTTTTCACTCGTAATGCAAACAACACCGTATTGGTGCCACAAGAAACTAGGGTAATTAGACTATGAGCTATAAGTGGCCAAGCAAATCCCCGGCAGAGATTCTAGACTACAGTTTTGACTGGTCTAGGCTGCTTGGTTCGGCTCAGATCGCTACTACTACTTGGTATGTGACTACGGACAATATAGCCAAGACTGAGTTTATTACTGGCTTTACTCTGGATGGTCTGACGAACGGCGGAGAAATCAATAGCTCCACTGTTTCTACAATCGTTCTGGTTGATGGTACCTTGAACGTCCAATATCGCATTACCTGTCTTATGACTGATAGTCTTGGTCGTACCGCAGAGCGTAATGCTATTATTGTAGTCAGGGAACGCTAATGGCTTATAATTTTCTTGATCTGGTCAATGGTGTTAACCGCAGGTTTAACGAGGTTGAGCTTGACGAAGATAACTTTCTGAATGCTGTCGGTGTCTACTCTGCCAATAAAGACTACGTGAACTATGCTATTAACCGTATCAATACTGAACAGTTTGAATGGCCGTTCAACCACGCCGAAGAAGAAGAACTTCTGACTCCTGAAGTTACTCGTTACCAAGTCCCTTACGATTGTAAGACATTGGACATGGATACTTTCCGTATGAAGCGGAATAACACTCTAAGGGTGACAACCAAGAAACTGGAAGTCATGTCTTACGAAGACTACCTAGAGCGTGGTGTTGACCAAGAGTACAATGACGACGCTACTGGTGCCATTCCTACCCACGTCTTCCGTACTCCTGATATGGGGTATGGCCTCTACCCCCTTCCAGATAAAGCTTACAAGCTGATCTACGAGTACTATCGTCTCCCTGTACCTCTGATCCTTCCTACAGACGTACCTACGATTCCTGAGCACTTCCGTCATGTGATTAACGAAGGGGCGATGTATTACGCTTACTTCTTCCGTGGTGATCTGGAAGCTGCTGACCGTTCGCAAGCAATGTTTAATCAGGGTATCTCTGCGATGCGTAGCATCTACATTAACCGTTACGATTATCTCCGTTCTACCCAAAGGACTAAATAATGCCCACAGCTTGGGAAAGTTTCCCAGTAGAGTTTAAAGGTGGTCTGGTCTCGAATGTTAACGCTCTTCAACAGGGCTTGAACATGCCGGGGTCTGCCACCTTTTTGCAAAACTACGAGCCTTCTAAAGAGGGTGGGTATAAGAAGGTCACTGGTTATTCTAAGTTCTCCCCTAACGCTCTCACAGGTACAGGACCAGTGCTTGGGGTTAAGGTAGTTAATGGCAGTCGTGTTATTGCTGCCCGTAAGAATGGCAGTGATGTAACTCAATACTGGACAAGCACAGGAACCACTTGGTCTTCGCTTGGCTCTGCTGCGTCTCTTGGTGCAAAGATTCGTTCTGTCTCTTTTAAATTTGGAGACGACAGGAAGATTATGTTTGTGGATGGGGTTAATATTCCTGCCCTCTATAACGTGACAACCAACACCCTTACCTTCCCAACTTTGGTATCCGATGCAACCGGTGCATCCTTTATTGAGGTGTACAAGAATGCAATCTTTCTCGCTAAAGGTTCTAACCTCATTTTCTCCGTCCCTTACGATGAGACAGATTTTGATCCCGGTGATGGTGGTGGAGTTATCAATGTTGGTGATGATATCACTGGCCTGATTGTATTTCGTGAAGAACTCTTTATTTTTTCCCAGAACAAGATTCAACGTCTTGTAGGTAATACCAGCACTGACTTCCAACTCGTAGCAGTCACTCAAGACTTGGGCTGTATCTACCCCGATACAATTCAGGAAGTTGGTGGCGATATTATGTTCATGGGTCCTGATGGATTTCGTCTGCTGAGTGCTACAGATCGTAATGGTGACTTTGGTCTGGACATTGCATCCTCGCCAATATCCAAGCAAGCTCTGACCTTCATCAATAACTTCGCCACTTTTACTTCTATTGTCGTCCGAGAAGAAGCTCAATACCGAGTGTTTGCTTACGCAACTGGTAACAGTGTAGATGCTTCTACAGGACTCCTGACAACAAAGTTCTCAGATCAGGGTGCAGGACGTATGGAGTGGGCTACCCTCCAAGGGTTTAAGGCTTACTGTGCTGATGGCATCTACGTTGATGCTCCTGCAAGGGAAGTGACAATATTTGCTCATGATGATGGTTATGTCTATGAGTTTGATGGAAGTCCAAGTCGTGATGGACGGGTAATCTCTGCGGTTATGCAGACTCCCTACATAGTCATCAATGACCCCCAGAAACGTAAGACACTCTATAAGCTTGCCCTGTTTGTTCAAACTCAGGGCACCTTCGACGTTAAACTTACAATCGACTACGACTTCTTTAAATCTGCAAACTACAACGCTGGGGTTTCTCCTCCACCAATTTTCTTGGGTACAGCGGGTACGGGCATCTTTTCTTTCGGTTCAGGTGATACAGTCTTTGGTGTCGCTACTTACGGACAAAAGATGGATGCGGTGTATGACACTCCACTTATTGGAAGCGGTAAAGTTTTTGCTTTGCGGATTGAAGACAATAGCATTAACCCACCAGCTAAACTTGATTCGGTGGTTTTTGAATACAGAGAACATGATAGGCAGTAACAATGGGTAGTGCATACCAAAGGGCTGATACAGCTAACAACATTTCAAACGGTAACATTGTCAACGCCGATGACTTTGATGCTGAATTTAACGCAATTGAAGCTGCTTTCAACGGCTCTACTGGGCATAGCCATGATGGTACTACCGGAGAAGGTGGACCTATCACTGTGGTTGGCCCTACCCAAGACCTTATTGTCAGTGGCACTCAAGTGCTTCCTAAGCTGGATAATGCTATTGATCTTGGTTCGGCTACATTTGAGTATAAAGACCTTTATATTGATGGCATTGCCAACATCGACTCTCTGGTTGCAGATACCGCAGACTTGAATGGTGGTACGATTGACAACGTAGTAATTGGTGGTACAACCCCTGCTGCGGGTACCTTCACAACCCTGACTGTTGGTGGAACTAGCATTCCTACAGGCTCGGCTCTGGTTACTCTGACTGCCACTCAGACCCTCCTCAACAAAACAATCAACCTCGCTAACAACACAGTTATCGCTACCTCAGAACAAATTCGTGCGATGTGTACGGATGAAACCGGGGCTGGCGCTTTGGTCTTTGCTCAAAGCCCTGTCTTTACTGGCACCCCTACTGCACCTACCCCTGCTCCCGGAACCAATACTACTCAGGTTGCTACGGCTGCTAGTGTCTTTGCAGAGCGTACCAATACCGCTACGCTGACCAACAAAACTATCAACCTCTCTGATAACACTCTTCAGGCTACCTCGGCTCAACTTCGTGCTGCTTTGAGTGATGAGACGGGTACAGGTCCTGCTGTCTTTGGTACGGCTCCTACGATCACTAACCCAGTTGTCAACGGCTCTACGCTAACTTCTAGTGGGGCTGCTATTGATGCTGCTGTAGCTGCTCCTGTACCTGCTGGTGCTGTCATGGCTTTTGCTATGAACACTGCCCCTACAGGCTGGCTTGCAGCGGATGGCTCTGCTGTTTCTCGTACAACCTATGCTGCACTGTTTGCAGCTATTGGAACTACTTATGGTGCAGGTGACGGAACTACAACCTTCAACGTTCCAGAGCTTCGTGGGGAGTTTATCCGTGGTCTTGATAACAGTCGTGGAGTAGACCCAAGTCGTACTCTTGGTTCAGCCCAAGCTGCTGCCATGCTTAACCATATTCACAGTGGAACTACCGCTGGTGGTGGTGCTCATACACATAATATCTTGGGTGGCGCTACAACGGGCGCTGGCGCGACTGTTCTTTCTAGGACTACCTCACCTAACCCCACAGAGTACAGTGGCCTTATTTACGGTGTTGGTGATCACACTCACGGATTTAACACTGGCAACCCAAGTGCAGGCGGTGGTTCCGAGACTCGTCCGCGTAACATTGCTATGCTCTACTGCATCAAGACATAATTATGGAATCGGTTCGTTATCTTTACCCCTTTAGAAAACGTGTAGAGATTGTTGCGGCTCTCTACGCTGGCGGATTTGGAATGTATATCCTTCTCTGCAACCTTCTTGGTTATCCCTCTCCTATCTTCTGGTTGAGTGAGGTTAACCAAAGTTCTCTTGCCCACTTTATGATTCTTGCCTCGCTTATTCACTCAACGGGGGTTTCAGTGAATGGTGCTTGGCGCTTCTCTCCCGCGCTAAGAGTATTAGGTCTGTCTATGCACAGCACTGTAATTGGGTTGTTTGTGTACGAAGGTAATTTTAGTTCTGCAAGTTATACGTATGGCTGGATACTTATGGCTCTTTTGTATGGTATGTTGAGTGCAATCAGAGACCTATATCGTTCGTTGGGGTGGGATAAGGAATGGAACTCGTAATCGGTGAAGTATTCAAGCACTTGGTTTCTTTTGGACCATGGGCAGTGCTTGGAGGCTTGGCTTTATACTTGCTCAGAGGTGAGCTTGGTAAGCTGTTTGTTGCCCCAAAAGAAGATCGTGCCTTAGAGGCTCTACTCAAAGATATGAATGGTCTTTTTGAGAAGAATTTGGTATACTTTGAAAAAACAGCCAACAGCGTTGAGATTATGGTAACCCTGCTTAGGGAACTAAATCAGACTCAGCATCAAGTTGTTAATGAACTGATTAGACGTAAGGATTAAAAATGGCCAAACGGTTTGCAGGCTTTACCCCAGATCAGGAGTTTACTCTCTTGGCCAAGATGGGTTATCAAGGGCCTAAAGATACGACAGAAATGGAGAAGTTTAAAGCTTCCTCTCCGGGTGTCTCTGCTCGTATGGGTAAGTTGGCTCAAAAGGCTAATGACCGTTTTATGCCAAAGATGGCTGAAGGGGGTTTGATTGAGACTCCTAATGGGTGGACTTTTAAAGGTACTAGTCAGACTTATGATACTTTGTCGTCTGCTCGGGCGGCTTATGATGCCGCTGGTAACGCAACAACTCAAACTGCTGCCCCCAACACAACTACGGGAACTCAACCTACAACCCCACCAGCAACTCAACCTGCTGGCACAACCACTCTAACTGATGGCACTCAGGCTCAGACAGTTACGGCTGAACAGGCTACACAGACTGCTATTCAGAACCCAATGGATTTGGTCACCGCTGCTGTTCCTCAGAAAGTTGAACAGAATGCAGACCAGATTATTGACCCTAATACAGGACAGGTCCAAGCCCCTGATGTAGTTACTCCCGAGACGGTTACTGAGACTGCTCAAGCTACTGCACCAGAAAAAACTGAAACTAACACGGTTGATGCAACCAAGATTGCAGATCAAGTCAAAGCTGAGACGGATGCACTCACTGCTGCTAAAGCTGAGCCTTCCAAAGCTGCTACAGTACAAGGACAACTTGAAGGTTTGATGGCTCAGTTTGAGGGTGGAGCTACCCCCCCTTGGGCTGATGGTGCTATGCGTCAGGCTATGACTGTAATGCAGCAGAGGGGTCTAGGAGCCTCTTCTATGGCTGGGGCTGCTGTTGTGCAGGCCGCTATGGAATCTGCTATTGCTATCGCCTCTCAGGACGCTGCTACGGTTGCTCAGTTTGAAATGAAGAACTTGGATAACGAGCAACAGACGTTGATCTTCAAGACGCAACAACGTATCGCTGGACTGTTCTCGGATCAAGCTGCTGACAACGCTGCCAAGCAATTTAATGCAGCCTCCAAGAACCAGACAGACCAATTCTTTGCTGGACTTCAGGAGTCTGTATCCCGTTTCAATGCAGATCAGATCAACTCTATTCGTCAATTTAACGCCGGTCAGACAAACGCTGTTGAGCAATTTAACTCGCAGATCAAAGCCCAGCGTGATCAGTTCAACGCTACCAACTCTTTGGTCATCGCTCAAGCGAACGCTAAGTGGCGTCAGGATATCGCTACAATGGATGCGGCTGCGGCTAATGAAGCTAATATGCTGAACGCCAAGAATGCTACACAGATGACGCAACTTGCTCTGGATAACCTCTGGCAGCAGGAGCGTGATATTATGGCCTTCACCTTTACTGCATACCAGAGTGATCTTGATCGTAAGACTCAACTTATGATTGCTGACAAATCTACAGAGATTGCAAAGATGGAACTTAAGGCTCAAGACAAAGCTGGCCTAGGCTCTATTGTCGGTTCGATTGTAGGAAAGTTGTTTGGATAATGAGCTATAAAACTTTTTACTTGCAAGCTAAGGACGCTGCTGCTAAAATTAGGACTGGCGAGTTTAAGCAAGAAAGGGAAACCCGAGTTGCTACTGTTGATCCTAATACTCTTATTGCTCGTCGTCAAACTAAGCAAGTCGCCCCTTATGACCCTCAAAAAGAAAACGATCAAGTCTTTCAAGACATGATTCTTTCCTATATGCAGGGAATGAACAAAGCTCCTGAGGATGCTGACACTTCTTTCAAGGGTGGGCCAGAAGGTGGTCAAGGCTTTAAACCTATTGATGGCCCCCTGAGCGCGGCTAGGGAAGCTATTGCTGCCGTAGAGTCTCGTGGCTCTGGTGACTATGCTGCTGTTGGTCCAGTTGTTGCTAAAGGTATGTACAAAGGTCAACGTGCCTATGGTCGTTACCAAGTTATGGAAGGTAACATTGGCCCTTGGACCAAGGAAGTCTTTGGCAAGGCTATGACCAAGGAAGAGTTTATGGCTAATCCACAAGCTCAGGATGCTGTTGTAGAACATCAACTTGCTAAGTCAGTCAAGAAATATGGCACCTACGAAGATGCAGCTTCTGTCTGGTTCTCTGGTCAACCAGTTGCTAAAGCTGGCAATCGTGACGATGGCTATACCACTGTCCCTGAATACGTTGGTAAATTTCAAGCTCACTTCAAGAAGTATGCTGGTAATGAAAAGATAGACGCTGGCTCTAAGCAATCTCCAAGAATTGTACCTCGTCCTAAAGGAAGATCGAATGTTTAATGCACCTATCCCCGGAGAGTCTCTGACTAAACCCCCAAAGAATTTTCCTTGGGAGCGTCCTCCTGAGTACACTGACCCAGAAGATGTAATTCAACTTTACCTTACCAAGCTCACTGAGCCTGAGCGTATGGGTGGCATTATGGATGCTCTGGAAGTTGGCATGTCTATCAGGAACGTGGTTGAGGGTGTTCTCCGTGTGGGTGTCTCTGAGGGTATTCACTCTATTGACGTTAGTCTTCTCGCTGCTCCCGTCCTTCATGACTACATCAAAGGTTTCGCTGATGAGCTTGGTGTGGAGTACGATGAAGGGTTTGAAGACAAGGCTCAGAAAGAGAAGGACCAGAAGAACGTCCGCTTCCTGAAGACCAAAGTCCGTCTCGAAAAGTACATGCAGAAGAACAAGGGCCAGAAAGCCTCCAC